AGTTACTGCTGTGCCTCCAATGGCTGCGGCACTTATTGCAAAAGCCATAGATCCTCCTTGTTGCCGAGGTATGCTTGCTTGAACCCATCGGGGAGCAGGTCGTTGTTGCCCTCGGTGATCTCGTTAGAAATCTCCACGGGATCCTTCTTGTCAGTAGCGTGAAAAGTGATCCATACGCAGTCATCCAACACTCGGAGCACCCTGCGTGTTCCCGCCTGCGTGATTCCCAAGTAAGGGGCCATAATGCGCTCGATCCGTCCTTCCTCATCAATCACATCGACGACACCCTGCGCCACCACGAACGGGTGCTGCGTTTTGTGCGTTCGTGATGTAACTACCGTGCCTGCAGGCATATAAATCTCTCGGATGTACATGCCATCCGTGAACCGATGCACGAGGGGAAGATTGACTTGCGGCAACTTGGCAACTTCAGACTCAAAGATGTCCATCTTTCTCTTATGGTCGATGAGTTCTGTGGGTTGGTTCATTGCCGTCTCGTATAGCGTAAAGGTATATACACCTCAACCTGTTATTGACCGGACTCGCTACTTTCCCACGATCCCACGATGGCAGCAATGGTCAGAGGCACCGGAAGGGTTTGTCGTATGTAAATATCGACTCCGTCTCTCCAGTTTGCCGAAACAGATACCCGTTCATACCCGAATGTGGTCGGAGGGGATGCGTCCATCGGGTCAGAAAGGTGGCGCGATGGAAGGGGATACCAGTTCACGCCATCGGAAGAGTATTCCCCGCCGAAAGAATTGTAGACCTTCACATTCATCTTTGCGATCCGCATGCGGCGACCTGCGGAGGTTCCGTCTTGGAGATCCTTTTGGAGCATTTGGGGAACCAGTTTCGATGTGTACGGCAATCCCACGAGCACCTGACTTGCGGGACTCTGAAGTGTAATGGAACCACCCGTCACCACCCACGGTGCATTGGTGGCGGGATTGATGGTAACAGCACCGACTGCTTGATCGGCCCAGACTGCCACGGTCTGACCTTCAAGGTGCGAAAGTCCAGTGATGGTCGTGGTGGGAGATGAAAAGGTTTGTGTTTTGCCTGCGTCCACATACCACCATGCCGATTTGTTGACCGTATCGAGCGCATCACGCATGCCCGTCTTCAAGCGTTCGATATAGCGCACTGTCTGGGTGCTTCCTGCCTGACCGATGGTGCGATTGACCGACACCCAGATTTCATCTTCACCTGTGGGGTTTTGGATGGTGCAGACGCTTTCAAAAGATCCTGTGGTGGTTTGCCTGCTGAATCCGGTGACCTGCTGCTCTCGCTCGTAGGTCATCGAAACCAAGGTGCCGTCACCACGCACAAACCACAGTACGGCATCTGGAACCCTCTGGTATGCCATGTTGACTATGTTGCCTAGGGTGATGTGCTGTGCCAGTGCTGTCAGGTCATTCGACACCCATGTCTCCGACTGCCATGTGTAAATGAACTCACGGATCTTTCGTGCCATCCTCTGCACATACAGCACCGTGTCGTTGACGATGAATGCCTGCAGATTGGCAGACCCGTAGTGGGATTCTTTTTGTGCAAGGACATTGCTTGCCGTGAGAGGAGATCCTTGGGATGAAGCAGCGATGTACCATTCGTCCTCTGTGGTTCCGATCAGCAATGCGATTTTGGAAACCATCCAGTTGATGCGTCCACCCGTCGAAGATGCTAGGGTAAAAGCATAACTGTCAGCGTCATAGGCACCCTGACGGAAGTTTTCAAAGTCAGAAACCACGCTTCCCCATATCTGGGATGGATTGCCTGCGGTTCCACTGTAGACAATGCGACTCTCGTGCAGGCAAGAGATGTTCGGGTATCCCTGCACTGCGGAAAAAGCACCCTCGCGCCACAGTGGTGTTGCGGTAGTTCCAGCAAGGGATGAGATCACCGTTGCCGTCACCGAGGTGGAAGAGGTAAATCCGGTGATCTGAACAAACCCACGGAGGGTTGGGTCAATCGGTTGGAAAAGGCACCGAGGTGCATACGAGCACGAATACCCAGAAGAATCTGGGGTGAAGGCTAGGTACACCCATGTCGTGGATCGGAATGTGCCATTGCTGGTCGCATTGTAGTCCCCTTGGTACGAATTGTAGGTGCGAAGGGTGGTGTAGTTGACTCCATCCTCGGACGAGTAAAGGACAAGGGTTCCCGACCAGTTGCCAAAAGTCTGAAGACTCCAATCACCGACAACCTGCATCGGTGAAGAGGTTGCTGCTGTCTGCGTGGTGTTGGATGCTGTGGTGCCGTTAAACGAAACCGAAAGGAACGAGGCGGGGTTGCTGTGCGCGATTTCCCAATAGGCACCCACATGCGAAGATACCCAGACGGGTGCGCTTGCGGTTAGCGTGATCGATCCGGTCTCTGCGGAAGGAGCAATCGTGGTGCTGGATGTGTTTTGATCCAGCATCGGTGCCCATGCCCATGGCACCTGACCCACCGTGAAGGGAGGGTTGTACGGGTTCTGTCCCCAATACGAAACACGCATCGGAGGGTAGTTGGGATGGGTGAGGTAGACGACATTGTTCACCTGCGTGATGTTGATGCCGTTCAAGTCCGCTGCTTGGTAGGGATGGGGAGTGCCTACGGTGCCACTGGTGGCTGCGTAGACGGGTGCCGTGAGTGTGGAGGTTGCCGTGATGCCAATCGCTTCCAGAGGGGCACCTGCGGCATAGGACACACCATTCCAAGTCTGGGACGACCCATAGGTCATCAGCGCACCGTTCTGCCAGAAACGCATGTAACCGACACCCAGTTCCATCACGATGTGGTTGGCATCCGAAAGATTCAAACCAAACAGACGGCATGGGGTGATCGATAGCTTTGCAGCACCTAGGAACTCGGTGCCTGCGCGACGATTGGCAGGCCCGTAGGGAGTGATCAGATAGTTTTCGAGAACCTTGCAACCACTCCGGTATTTATCCAGAGAAGTGCGAGACTCGACATAGGGTGACAGTTCTCCTGCGTTAAACGAGGAGATGATGTCGTTCATCATGGCAGATACCCTCCGAACCTAGAAGCAACGAGAGGTGAATCGACCCAGAGTTCCCGCTTCTTTGGTCTGGAATCGTTAGCGTTGATCTTTCCTGCATCGGCAAGTGCCGTCTTAAATTCCTGCATCAACGAGTTCTTGAGTTCGTAGCTACCGGAGAGTGGCTTGCACAGGTCTGCTGCCAACTTGATGGCAACCACCTGCACAAAGGTAGGGGTAAAGAGTGAGGGATCCGGTGCCGTCGAGACATAGCAGATCGCGGCATAGTTCTGGTCGGTCAAGAACAGGTTGCCTTGGATCTCAAAAGGTTGGACGGGATCCGCAGAGTCGAAATCATTGAAAGCGATAAGTCTTCCGTAATCGTTCGGAAGTTCATATTGGAATGCCCAATCGAACACGGGGATGTTCGCCAATCGGGTCAGGTTTGCCAACTTGGTGGCAAAATTCCAAGGGTGCATCATGAGCACTTCTTGGAGGACAACCGGATAGTACAGGTTGCAGAAACGGGCCTCCAACGAACCATCCGTGAGGCTTGTGATGCTCTGGTCTCCGATCTTGGAGAGTGCCAGATTGCAGACGGTTGTGGAATCCATGGGTGGTTAGAAGAAAGGGGTGAGGTGCCTAGTCAAAAGACACCCCACCCCCGACTTGTGATTGATTACTGCTTGGAGGTGTCGGTCAGGATCTGAACGGCACCGTTCTCCATGAGACGAGTCGCACCGAGAACCGCAGTGCTGCGAATCTGGAGGTTGTGACTCTGCGTAGGCAGAATGTCCATGTAGGTCTTGCGTCCACCGTCCACGAGGGTGACGGCATTCTTGCTGTAAGCAACAACCTGACGGAAGTTGCCAGTGATCGTGCTATTAGCAGTGTTGGTGGTGCTGGTGATCACGGGGAGCAACTCGCTGCGGACGATCTTGAATCCGAGGAAGGAATCAACATCACCGTCCACGAGGGCGCGGACACTGTTGTACAACTGGTTGGTCACCTCGGTGGAGGAGAGCAAGTCAGCGATTTCAGCGGCACTCACAACGAGGATACGATCCTCATGGGGAGCTTCAGCGTGATCGAGCTTGTACTTGGCATAACGCACCTTGTCGATGGTCAGACCGGAGTTCACATTGGTTCCACCAAACGGAACACGGTCAACCTTGACCAACTGGTTGGTCGTGTCGAACGGAACGGTCGTGGTGGAGGGGATACCAGCAGTCGTGGCACCGGAGGTGCTGATGGTGGCAGGGTTGAGGATCGCGTTGATGATCGTCGAGTCAACGGTACGGTTGTAGGCAGCGACCTGACTCTGGAGGATCTCCGAGGAAGGGTTGCTGACCTGACCGAGGAAGAGTTCGTCGAACTCATCGATGACCGAAGCGATATCGAACGGGGTGGGGAATGCCCAACGAGCAGGCATGCTGATATCACTCTGGGGAGTGGCAGCACCGCGAGTCGTCACGGCATTCATGGTGGTGGGGGCCATCTGGTTGAAGCGGACGCTTGCGCCTTGGGCCTGCACGAGTTTGACGCGATCCTTGAGACGGGCATCAAGCTGCTGGAGCAGAAGCTGCCACGAGTTCTCAAACATGATCGCGAAGTGATCGGGGATAGTAGTGAGGTTAGCCATGTGGTGTAGGTGGATGGATCTCCTGTGGTTTGGTTAGGGAGATCGGGTTGAACTGATGACCGACTTTCTCTGGTTGTCCCGATTGGGATCAGATGCCGTCCGGTTCAACTCCACCTACACGGGCCTCGGAAAAGGTTGTCCCTCGATTGAGTCGATGATGTCCAGATAACAGGTGTGGTATATACACCGCAACCGATTTTTTGCATGTCCGTGATCTCATGCATAGAAAACCAAGGAATCTGGACACAAAGAACCCCCACCGAGGGAAAAGCATAACCTCGATGGGGGTCTTCCGTGGTGCCGAGCAACTAGCACCTTGGGGATTGTTTGGGGACTATCCGTTCTTGAGGAGAGAGGCGACCATGTCACGAACCTGCTTATCTCCCGACAACCACCCTTGGTGGTAGGGGTTCTGCGGGTTCCTCATGATGTCATTGGCCTTCACCCTTCCGACTTGGAAGGTGGGTGAGGCATCCGATCCGACGATCCTGTCCTCACTGACGAGGTCGGTGGCACGGGCAAGAGCCTGCACGATCTCGCTCGGTTTCCATTTGGAGGTGTCGAGGGGAAGGCCAAGGGATGCTGCCATCTTCTCTGCCTTGATCTTGTTTGCCTCGTACTTGTCACCCCATGCATCGGCAAGAGACTTCTTGTCCGCTTCAAATTCTGCCTGCTTTGCCTTGAGTGCTTCCTCGCCACGCCTTGCCTCAATAGCGTTGAAATACTTCACTGCCTCCTGCACCTGTGCAGGGGTGTACCCGTTCTTGTGTGCAATCTCGGTGAACTCCTTGAAGGCAGGGTTGTTCGGGTCGTAGGAATCCTTTTCCAACTTGGTCAGGTAATCCTCTGCCTTTTCGGGCACACCCATCTTGGCACGGAATGCTTGCCATTCCTCCGGTGTGGATTTTTCATTGGGCATGAGCACGGCATCGGCTTTCTTGCCGAGGAGTCTCTGGGCATTGATCAGAGACTTTGCCAACATCTCCGGATTCTTGAACTGACCAAGAATCTGCTTGGAGTCGTTGAACTCCGAGGGAAGTCGGTCGAGCCAACCGTCACCGAACTCACCTTTCTCGTTGAGCGACCAAGGGCTACTCGTCGGGGAGGAAATCTCTCCAGTTCTGTTTCCTCCTAGGAGGTTTTCCCCACTCGCGCTCGGTGAGCTTGTCGGTTCTGGGGTCGATGCAATCGGTGCTGCGGCTGCGGCACTTGCTGCGTTTCCGTCCACGGGAGTGACTGCCTGTCCCTCTCCGGTCATCGTTGTACTCATTAGGATTCAATGGGGTTGGTGGTTTCTTCTATCTGACTGCGGACGAAAGGTGGCAATACACCACCCTCCAAAAATTCGGCATGCTCTGCCTCGGTGAAGTTTGCTTTGTGCCAGTTCAAGAAGTCTGGGTTGTGCCGCATGTCGCTCGACGAGATGACGATCTTGGGCTTATTCGGTTTTGGCTTTTTTTGGCTTTTGGGGTTCATTGATTGAGGATTGGATTGCTCGTTTGATGTGCAGGATGACCTGCCTCTGACCGTCACGGATTGCGGCACGATGGGTATCGAAGTGACCATCCCCATCGGCAATGAAGCATGGGTGTTCTGTGCCGAACCGGAGCATGAGGTTGTCCAGCATCTGGGTTGCCACATCGATACCTAGCCTTCCGAACGGACGCAGAATGTCGTCGAGAGGTTTGTGGTTGGGTTGCTCTTGGATGGGTTTCATAGATTACTGCTGCACTGCCTGCTGCACTCCCTTTTGAAGTGCAG